AGACATTCGATCAGTTTGTGAATCGGTTAGTGACCGGAGGGAAACTTGCAGATGAACAGGTCGACGAAATTGTAGATAAGATCGAAGCCTTAGAGCAGGCTCGTGGTTCATCCCTTGCTTTCCAAGAGAAACTAGAAAACAACCTTGCCACAATTCAGGAGAAACGTACTAAAATACTCGAAGAACAAAACAAAGTATTAGCCGAACAAGCTGCGCAGGAACGTGCAGTGAGGCGGGCACAGAACATTGAAAGTACTGATGTCGAAGATCCATTAGTCGGGGCCTTCCAGACCCGGGCAACACTTATCGAAGACATAAACGATAAGATGAACAAGGACCTTGCTAAACGTAATCAGGAGTTCAGAGATGAGGAAGCATTACGGCAGGAAAAGGCCACACAACTACAGGTACAGAATGAGCTTGCTAAAGTCCAAATAATAGGAGGACTTGCAGGTGGACTGTCCAGGTTGATGAAAGAGGACAGCGAAGCGCAGCGGGCTTTAACGTCTGCTCAAGCATTAGTAAATACTTATGCCAGTGCTGTTGCTGCTTTTAAATCAGGCGCTGAAATAAACTTTGCCTTTGGGGTTATTGCTGCAGCTGCTGCCGTGGCCGCCGGACTTGCCAACGTGGCCAGAATAAACAACGTGCAATTTGCTGAAGGTGGATTTACAGGTGTTGGGCCTAAACATCAACCGGCAGGCATAGTGCACGCCGGTGAGGTAGTATGGTCACAGGAAGACGTCAGGCGTGCCGGGGGGCCGGGTAGAGCTAATGCCATGCGTCCTACCTTCCGAGGTTATGCTGACGGGGGACTGGTAACGGATACACTAGCAGCCCCGATCAACCAACAGCTAGCACTAGCCAACATTGTGAAGAACATTCCACCGGGAGAGGTATCAGTAGTAGAGATTGCAAAGGTCTCCAAGCGTGTAGAAGTGAAGCAGAAAATTTCCAAGCGATGAGCTTAAAAGATAAGTATCATATCTCTAACGAAGTTTGGATAGACCTAATCCGAAACGGGGTTATCTCATGTTCTGTATCCAAACAGGAAGACATTTTAAGTTGTGTGAAGAAGTACAAAGAATCAGGAGTCCTACACGGTGAGGCGGTAAAACGAGCCGCCGACGATATGCGGGTTTCTACCGTATGGGTATACGAAGTCCTCAAACGCTGGGGACAGTAAACAATTTCCTTTATTGGTTTTAATTCCCGTTTTGCGTCATTCGCATAATGACGAACCATATTTGGATCTATGGAGAGATAGGGGAAGGCTCACGAGGGGCAAAAAGCTATTCTTTTCAGGACTTTCAAAAAGAGTTTGACCCTAATGCTACAGACTATGTAGTGCACATATTTTCCCCCGGTGGAGATGTGTTTCAGGGGTTCGCCATGTATAACGCCTTAAAGAATACAGGCAAAAAAATTCAGGTTAGAGTAGATAGTGTCTGTGCGTCGATCGCCACACTCATCGCCTCAGCCGCCGACCCAGGGCAGCTTTTCATTAATGAGACTTCCCAGTGGTTGGTGCACAATCCGAGCTTTAATAATATTTCGGGTGACGCAAGAGAACTACGCACCGGTGCCGATCAGCTTGACCAAATCAAGACGCTTTTAATTAATGCTTACCGCAAGAGAACGGGATTATCCGACAAAGCCCTTTGGGACATACTGAACGCCGGGAAACCGATGACAGCCCATCAGGCTAAAGAGATCGGATTCGTGGACGAGGTAGTGGAGGACATGAAAGCGGTAGCCTATGCAGACACAAACTTTTTAACCCAAATGGAAAATAAAAACGAAATCATAGCAGCCATAGAGAACCTTGGGAAAAGAATCTCGAGCATATGGAAGCCTAAAAACATGAGTGTAACCCTTTCCGACGGCACTGTCCTGATGGTAATGTCAGAGGACGGCGAATGGGTAGGCAAGCAAGTAAGCACTGAGGCGGGGGAACCCCTTGCAGCCGGCGACTATCCGCTGTCAGATGGCAGGGTATTGACCGTAGGCGATGGATCGACGATCGCAGCAGTTAAAGAAGCAGAAGCAAAAACAGAAGAAACACCCGAAGACATGAAAGCAAAAGAAGAACTCGAAAAGGCCTTAGGCCGCATAAAAGAACTTGAAAGCGCACTAGAGGCAACAAAGAACTCAGCGCAGGAATCGCAAGCCCTTGTTCAACAGGAGCAAGCCAAAGTGAAGACGCTCGAAAACAAAATCAGCGTCGACATTAAGAATCTAACCGAGCAATTGGAAAAGATTAAGAACACAACAGCCGGGGACGACTCCAAACCAGATCTAGGGGTTAAGAAGCAATTCAATGACAGCAAAACGCCGGTCATGGATCCTATGCAGGAGTGGTTTGGTAAAACATTTATAGACAGAATTAAAAACGACTAACAATGGAAGCAGTAAAATTTCGCCCTGTGGCATCCATGTATACGCCTAACATATCGTATACTTTCGACGGTAAACTAAATACCGAACTTATCAAGCCGCTCCGTGTTGGCGCTCCGTCTCCTCAGGAACTGTTTACAATCATCCAAGGGGTACGATGTGGGGAATATCTTCACTATATTCAGCCGCTGACCTCCGCGCTGTCGAAGGCTTCAGGCTCATGCGACCCTACCTACACACAAGCCGGGTCAATCACCGACCGGAGACTTGAAACAGGTGAATTTCAGGTAAATATGGAGTTCTGCGAGGCTGAATTCGCCGCTGTATGCACAGTATTGATTGACAAGTACATCGGAATGGGTGTAGACGCTTACGAGATCCAAGCCAATCTACAGTCGATTATCTTTGAACAGATCATTGAGCAGATGAAAGTTGACGTAATGAAGGTAATGTTCTTCGGAGACAACTCACTTGGAAGCGGATCAACTTCTATCTATTCAGTTATCGACGGTGTGTTCACACACTTTTTGGATAACGAAGCCGCTTATTGCGTGATGCCGGTCAACAATGCGACCTTCCCCAACCAACATAACTCAATTTTGGCTGCTGATAACGCTAGAGACGTACTCCGCCAGATTTATGAGCAGTCTTCACTGATTTTAAGGGCACTTCCCAGTAATCAAAAGGCTTTCTGGGTGACTAGAAGTGTATGGGACAACTATTTGTACTCTCTGGAGACGAATTGTTGTGTTGAAGGGTCTTGGAAACTCCAACAGGACGGTACAAACAAGCTTTTTTATCGTGGAATTGAGCTTATCCCGTTGGATTTCGCTGATTTGTCGCTGTCTTCTGAGACTGGTAACCCTTTCTACGATGAAATACGTCACTTTGCGGTCCTCACTGCGAAGTCTAACCATTACATGGGCGTAGAACGCTCTTCAGACCTTAACAACTTAACATCTTGTTTTGATTGCCGCACAAACTCCAACCTCTTCAAAGGACGGATGCGTTTCGGCTACAACTTCGTACAGTGTGATTTGATCGCTTGGGCTAAATAATTACCACTATGGGTATAGTACTATGCGGAATAAGTTCCGGCATTGATTTCGATTGTTTAAGTAAGAAAAAGATCTCAGGCGTCAAAAAGATTTGGCTCTTTAACCTGGATCTTCTCAACTCACCAATCGATCCAGACGGAACTGGATATGTGACAGGGCTAGAGTTTACAGGCTATGACGGGTTGTACCTGTTTGACGCTGGTAAGTTCTCTCATTCAGCTCTAAGCACGATTAACGTACAAGCCGAAAGCGGGGCGGTATCTTTCCTACAGTCTGTGATTATGAGACTTGTGGCGGATACTCCAACCGAATTAAATACACTTTCTGATTTGCTGGTTTCAACAGTTGGGGCTATTGTCCTGACCAATAACAACCAGTTCAGAATATACGGCGCTGAAAATGGGCTAGCTGCTACCGAGGGGGTAGTGGAGCCTACAGGACGCGCACAAGGTGAGGATACAAGTACGAGCGTCACACTTACAGGCCAGGAACGGCTACCTTTTAGACTGTTCTTGCGCACTGATTATGCGACAAGTTTGGCTTACATCCAAGCATTGCAATTCTAACTAACCTAAACTGAAAGAGGCCTGAGTCGAAAGATTTCAGGCTTTTTTTATGACTACTTAAATAAAGTCTTAAATATTCTGTTAAATTTATGTATGGGCTGGAGGGACAGAAGAAACGCTAGAATTTCACAAGAATACCCAACAATGGATAAAGCTACATTAATTGAAGAACTCAATAAGGCGGGAATCCGTAACTCCCGTTCGAAACACCCTCTTTGGGAGGAAGCCTTTAGGCAGTATAACGCCGCCAACCCTAATAACAAGGTGCAGTATTCTACCTGTGGCTCATGCTTCAACAAGGTTTCTAACTGGCTTGGTAAGTGACAGACTTTTATCAAATCTACTATGACCAAAGTCACCTCAAACACCTTTACCCATTCGCCAAGCCATACTTTAATGAAGGACTTACCATATTTTTCGAAAACGAATGCATCTCGCGGCTGGTTATGGAATCAAAAGCGGATAAAATTAGTGTATGCTCATGGCGTTTACACCAAAAGAGCAGAAACATATTCCCAGTTACTCAGGCAGCTTTAGAATCTAATTACGAAGTGATGGCCTTCAGGATAGTAAGTAAAAAGCACACGATGATAGCACAGGCGGC